TATTCATATAGAAATAATATCATCACCATTATTAATAATAGACAAAATCTTGTTAAATTTTATGAAAAACACAATAACGAGATTTTTGTTTCATATAACGGTAGGCAATATGATACAGGTATATTCAAAGCTATTTTAGATGGAATGAATGTTGGGTATATAAATGACAAGTTGATTAAGGAAGGTAAAAAACCATTTCAAGTAGTCAGAAACTCAAGGAATTACCCTTTAAATGACTATGATGCAATTTTGAAAGATAAGTCATTAAAGCAGTTAGAAGCATTTATGGGAGATGATATTAGAGAAACCGAAGTAGATTTTAATATCGATCGACCATTAACAGAAAAAGAAATTGAGCAAACAAAATTTTACAATATTCATGATGTTTTAGAGCTACTCAGGGTACTTGATGAATGTTGGGATGATTTTGAAGGTCAATTAGATATCATTGAACTTTATAATTTGGATATGTCTTACTTTACAAAGACAAAAGTACAATTGGCTGCAAAAATTCTCAATGCTGTTGATCAACACACAATGGATGATGAATTTGATATAAGGCTTCCAGAAACTATAAAATTATCGGATAAATACAAATTTATTCCAGAATGGTACATGAATCCTAAAAATTGGAGATATAAAGAACATCTTCGTTCTGAGGACAATCAACATAATAATCAGTTGTGTTGTATTGTTGCAGGTATTCCTCATGTATTTGCCTGGGGAGGATGTCATGGAGCAGATGATAAGGAATCTGTATTTGAAGGAATTATATTACACGCTGATGTATCAAGTATGTATCCGACTACTGATATTGAATATAACCTTTTAAGTAGGAAATTTAAAAATCCTGACGATTTTAGAAAGATGAGAGATTTCAGGTTAAGTTTAAAAGCGAAGGGAAATTCAAAAAATAAATCCTTGAAACCTATGATAAATGGTATTTATGGAGCATCAAAAGATAGAAATGGTGCAATTTACGATCCATTAATGGCGAATCTTACTTGTATTTTTGGTCAGTTGTTTATATTAGATTTAATTGATAAGCTAGAACCTTATTGTAGATTATTGCAGACAAATACAGATGGTATATTTGTTCTTTGTGAAAATGAACAAATGAAGAATAAAGTAATCGAAATTACAAATTCTGTAGGGAAGAGACTCAGAATGGAATTTGAAATTGAGGAATACACAAAACTTATTCAGAAAGACGTAAATAACTACATAGCTGTTATGAAAAATGGGAAACTTGAATGTAAAGGAGCAATGGTTAAGAAAAATAAGCCTATTGATAATGATTTACCAATTCTCAATGATGCCGTTAGAGATTATCTGGCAAATGGGAAACCAATAGAACAGACTATAAATGAGTGTAATGAACTAATCAAGTTTCAGAAAATTATTAAATTATCATCAAAATATAAGGAAGTTTGGTATGGAACTGGTGTATATAGCAAGGTTGATGATGGAACTACAAAAGTTACAAGTATTGAAGGTGATTTGTTAAAGGGTAAAGTACATAGAGTGTTTGCCAGCACGAGAGAAACGGATGGTTCTATTTATAAATTGAAAATAGAAAAAGGTGCTAGATCTTATGAAAAATTTGCCAATACTCCAGATAATTTGTTCATTGATAATGAAGACATTCATAATAAAGAAATACCAGAATATTTGGATAGAAACTATTACATTAAAGAGGCAAAAAAGAGAGTTGAAATGTTTCTAACAAAAGACAAAGATAAGGTTGATGAGACTCCCAATATTTTATTCAAATGCATGTGTGAAAGTAATGATTTTTATACATTCTTAGAGAAGTGTAAAGAGAGTGGAATTACAAAAAAAGTTTTGGAAGGATATTTGATTGCCGACTGCTGTAATAATTATGGAAAAACAGATAAATTGTTAAGATTTAGGGATTATTTTGAATTGTTATATGCAAAAGATAAAATAACAATTACTACCTTAAATAAGAAGTTTCAAGATGAAAATGTTAAAAATATCATTATTAAAAATGCTGAATTGACAAAGAGTGGTAAGTCTTATAACAATCTTAATTCTAAGAAAATATTATTTGAAATTTTCGATTATCTTGAAGATAAACACATTAATCCTTATTCAATAATGAAAACTCAGGTAGAGAAATTTAATGAAGTAAGATTTAAAGATGATGAACTAAATGATAATAGATGGTTCGTATTAAACACTCGTAATGTTATTGCACCAAATCTAATTTTATATAATATGAAAACTGGTGAAATTCAATACAGAAAAATAAGAAAAGAAATATTCAAAATTTTACCATTACAGGATGGTGACATTATTGATGTAATTGGTTCAGAAAAGGAATTTGCTAAAAAAATTATAGGTAAAGATGATAATGGGATCAATATTGTTGCTGCGGATATTGATAAAGAGCTGGATGTAATTACGCAATATGATTTGGTTTATAGGGATTACAGCAAAGGAAAGTCGCTAATAGAGAATTGTGAGGTGTGTTAGTGGAAGAAGAAAGAATCATAAAAATTGAAGGTACTCTGGATAGAATTTATTATCCAAAGTATGCAAAAAAAGTTGATTCAGGAGAATTTGCAATTTTTAGGGTTTTCATTACAAAAAGATTAGAAAATTGTGATGATGAAATAGAAGACATAAAAGTAAAAGGAAATGTATGTACTTTAGAATATGGAACTACTTATAAAATATTTGCTAAATTGGCTGAGACACATGAGATTTATGGGAATACATATGATTTAGTTTATATAAGTAAGTGCATAGACATATCCAGTAAAGATAAACAGAAGGAATTTTTAAAGAATGTACTGAATGAAAATCTGGTAGAAAAATTATTTGATGAATATGACGATGTTATCAAATTATTAGAGGAAAGAGATGTTAAATCCCTTATGAAAATAAAGGGAATAGGAAATCAAGTAGCTTTAAAAATGATTGACGAATATGAGGAATCTAAAGATTACAGTGCAATTTATATGGAACTTGGACAACTTGGATTAACTCACACATTCATTAAAAAACTTGTAGATTTCTATCATTCGCCAGATACAGTAATTGATGTTGTTAGAAACAATCCTTATGATCTTGTCCGTGTGGATGGGGTTGGTTTTAAGAAAGCTGATGAGGTTGCTTGCAAGGTTGGTATTGGACAGTATGATATTTGCAGAATAAAAGGATTTCTTTTACATCATTTGAATGAACAAGGAGAAGCGGGGAAGAGCTATCTGAATTATCAGGAATTGATGAAAGCACTATATGATACGTTGGGATTTGTCCCTGAAGAAGTAATTAATGCAACAGCAAAACAGATGATTGAAAATGAGGATGTAGTAGTTCTGGACAATGGATCAAAGATTGCACTAAAACGATTTTATGATTTAGAGAAAAATATAATGAATGAATTACTTAGATTACAGATAGGTAAAATCAAAATCATAGAAGAAAATAGTGAGAATGATGATAAATCAGAGTTACATAGTGATTATATACCAAAATCATTCAACATTGGTAATTGGGAAACAGTAGTTAAACGAGTGGAAGAAAAGCAAGGATTTATATTCACAGAGGAACAGCGTAGTGCTATTAAATTGAGTTTGGATAATCATGTTATGGCTTTAACTGGTTTGGCAGGAGCGGGTAAAACAAGTACAGCTAATGGAATATGTTCATTGTATGATGATTACAATATTTTAGCGTGTGCATTATCTGGAAAAGCGAGTGTAAGAATTACAGAGGCAACAGGACTACCAGCAAGTACAATTCATAGAGCTTTAGGTTATCAAAATGGAAAGTTTATGTTTAATAAGGTCAATAAATTAGCAGTAGATATAGTTCTTATTGACGAAGCAACTATGATAAATGGAACATTATTTTTATCTTTGTTAGAAGCTATTCCTACGGGTGCAAAAGTGATTATTATGGGAGATGTGCAACAGTTGACTCCGATTGGTAATTGCCAAGTGTTTGCTGATATTTTAGACAGTAACGTATTACCAGTAGTTAAACTGACAAAACCGCATAGACAAGCTCTAATGAGCGGTATTATTCCTACTTCGATTAAAGTAGCAAATCAGGAACAAATTTTCGCAAATAGTTTTGAAGGAAATGAAATTCTTGGTGAACTTAAAGATATGGAACTTGATGTTACAGGGAACAAAGAATCAAGAACAGATAGTATTATTTCACATTTCCAGACAGAGATGGATAAATACCATGACATTATAGAGGTTCAGGTGTGTGTTCCTATGAGATTAAAGGGAGAATTATCTTGCTATAATTTGAACACAAAAATACAAGATATTTATAATCCAAAATTTGCTGACGGTAATGAAATTGAAATACTTTTGGAGAAGAAAAATGAAGATGTTAAAAAGTATCACATCAGAGTTGGCGATAAAGTCTTAAATACAAAAAATAATTACAAATGCACTAATACAGACGGAGATACAACTCCTGTATTCAATGGAAATATCGGCATTGTAAAAGAAATTGAAGATAATGGTTACTGTACAATAGATTTTGTTGGAATTGGGGAGGTTGTATTTAGTAAGACTGATTCTAAAAATCTTGAATTGGCTTATGCATGTACTGTTCATAAAATGCAAGGAAGTGGTTTCACATCTACTATTGTTGGAATGGACACAGGAAGTTACATAATGAATAATTCAGAGTTACTTTATACAGCAATAACCAGAGCTAAAAAGTATTGTGTATTAGTTGGTAATAATTATGCTATTTCAAAGGCAATACAGACTAAAGAAGTTAAAACAAAACAGACATTTTTAAGAGATATGTTGCTAGAGAATAGTTACAGGTTGAAAGAAGTTGCATAGGAGGATGATAAATGGCAGCGTTATATGAATTAACAGGGGAATTTCTTCAGCTTATGGATATGTTGGAGGACGAAGAGTGTGATGAACAGTGTATCATGGATACGCTGGAATCTGTAGAATATGAAATTGAAGATAAAGCAGATGGATATGCAAAAATCATTAAATCGTTAGAGTCTAAAGTAAACGGATTATCCAAAGAATCTGATAGGCTAACAGCAAGAAAGAAAACATATGAAAATAGAATTAAATGGTTGAAACAGAATCTTGAAATGTGTATGAGAGCCACTGGGAAAAGAAAATTCACGACAGAATTATTTTCATTCAATATTCAAAAGAATGGTGGAAAGAGAAAACTTGTAGTTGATGTTGATGTAGAAAAAGTACCAGAGAAATATAGGATTAAGCAGCCAGACGCTATTGATGGAGAATCTATCAGAGAATACTTAAAAGAAAATGGTTTGGAGGGACAGGACGGATCACTTAATTGTGAATTTGCACATTTGGAACCACAGGGAGAAAGTTTGAGGATTAGATAATATAAAAATTGTCTATATATAGTGATTCCAAACCAAACAAACCACTATATATAGGCTAAATATACCGATGAAATAGGACTTTCATAGAAGGTGTAAATGATTTTGTGTCTTTGATTTTTTATTTCTTACTTGATCGCATCACGATATATTTAAAAATTGTCCAGTATTTAAAAGGTTTTGTAGACTTTACCACACTTGGATTATTGAATAAGATGGAAATTCAAAGACACAAAATCAAATACATTACCCCCCAATGCCTTTTTAATAAGTTTGCCATATTAGAATTTAGCAAAAATGTGTGGTTTTAAAGATAAATATATTACATTGCCCCCAATTTAGCAAAGAAATCGGTACTATCTTGAAGTAAAAAATCTTCTGATAAACATATTTCACAGAATGAAGATCCTAAAGGAGTAAGTTTTATATAAAATAAAGATGGATTTGTATTATGTTCTAACGAAGTAATGCTACATGCTTCTGTTTCAGAGTTAACTGTATTAATTAATTGTTGAACTGTAAAATGACTTTCTTTTTGATTGGTATAAATGAGTCCAAGTATGTCTAAAGTATTTAATGATGTTGCTAGTATAGTTTTGTTTTTTGAAAAAATGAGGTGTATGTGATTCTCTTTATAAATAATATTTAATAAATGAGTATCAATCGCTGTTAATTGATTTATAATATTAGCGAATATGGGATGTACATATTTGGCTCTATTATTATTTAACGATGCTTCTATCATATTAGAAAAAAGTTTACGCAATTCCTCTTTTTCAATACAATATTTAGCAGCATTTAATGCTGGAGCGATTATTTGCATGTCAGGTTCAACCAATTTTTCTTCTGGAATTTTAGATATTTTTTCCTTTAATTCATTTTCAAATTCTTGAAGAGCATAAGAATATTTAAGTTTACGTTTTTCAGCAGCTTGTGAAATACCACCAAAAACAAGATACCAAATATCAGCAAAAGTTGTTCCCATATTTTGAGTTGGTTTGTTGGTAATATTTTTAGCTGAGTTAGTAATAGGTTCAGCAAGGATAGTTAATGCTGTTTTCTTGATTTCATCTGACATATGTTATACCTCCAAATTATTTATAGAAGTATTATATAACATTTTTTAAAGTAGATAAAGTATAAAGGACAAAAATTATGAGAGCAGATAATGTAAAAGTAACAATAGAAATTCCTGTACACTTTGGTCAACCAGATAAAAACGGATATGTTTATACAAAAGAGTCATAGGAGGAAGCTGTTAAAAATGCAGTTGATACACCGATTGAAATTATTCATGATGATGGCACACGAACGGCAGTAGGTGTAACCCAGGATATAAAACTTGTAAAAGATGGTGATGAAGATATCATCGAAGTCTCTGGAATATTATTTTATGGTGAAACATCTGAGAATGTGGAATTTACTAAAGATATGATAACAAATGTGACTTTGAATGGAATTGGAATTACAAAGTAGGTGAAGCATGACAAATCAAGAAATAATCGAAACAATTAAGTATCTGAATTTCTGTGGATTATGTACCACAGGAGATTGTAAGAATTGTGCAAGAAAAATAGCGAAAGATAAAGTTTTAGAATTACTCGAAAGAGATACAGCTAAACAACCTATTGAACATACGAAGCAGGTGGGATTTCCGTTTTATGAATGTCCTGTTTGTGGAGAAAAAGATGTATATGCTGAAAAGTATTGTTCAGAATGCGGACAAAGATTTGATTGGGACAATACCCAATGAAAGATAGGTTTCATTTAAAAAAAGTCATAATGAATGAGGTGTGATTATGAGATTAATAGATGCGGATATATTTATTGAAGATTTAGGACTAGATGAAGAAAACGCAAGAGAAGATAATCTTGGAGAAATTGTAACAATCGAAGATTTTGATAGACAGGAAACTGCTTTTGATATGGAAAAGGTTATTGAGAGGTTACAGACTGAATTAACTCTTGCAGATGAAGAAAAGAAACGCTGTATAAAAGAAAATTCTTTGCAATTTGATACAGTAAAGGGATATGCGCAAGGGATAGCTGTTGCTATTGAAATCGTAAAATCAGAAATTGGGAGCAAAGATGAAAAATAAAATAAGAGAATATGAAAATAGATATTGGCTATTAAATGATGATGTCTACGAACTGCATTTTACTCAATTCTATGATGAAATAATTCTCAAATTCATTCAAGACAAAGAAGACTCGGAGAATTACATTTATGTGTCGGACTTATTGAATGTAGAACATGATGAAGAATTTGCCAGGTCAATAGGAGATGCTATGGAGCAGTTTGAGGATATGGTGATTGATTATATCAAAGAAAGATTGCTTATTATGATGAAATGTTAGATAAATTTCAGGAGGAGAAATTAAATGGCAAAGTATAGAAGAAAATCGAAAGAAATAGAAGCGTTTCAATACGATGGAGACTTTATGAATAGTAGCGGAGAGTATTATGTTCCTGAATGGGCGGTAGAGGCATTAAAAAATGGAATATTATATTATGATTCACAGAATGAAAATGAACCACCTTCAACATTATTTCTCTCTCATCTAGATGGTTTCGTGTTGGATATAAAAGTTGACTATTACATCATTAGGCAATCAGATGGAGTTATTTCTGCTTGTACAGAAAGCTATCTAAATGAGCAGTATGAAATCATCGAGTAAGGCAATGAAACGCTCGTTTTAAGAATAAAATGGAGGAAAAAGAATGTACATAGATATAGAATTAGATAGATATACAAACAATTTTCATGTGACTATTTATAGGAATGATTTTGCTGAGAGAATCACAGCAAAAAATATGGATATAGTTGCAGGACACATAAGAAATATTTTAATGACAAAAGAAACAACATTATATATAGACAATAAAGGTTTTGGAAAATGTCTTACCGACTGTCTTGATAAAATTGGGGTGCCATATGATGTCTTAAAAAATGTTAGTCTTAATTTTGTTCAGAATGGAGAATAACTTTATGATAATGATAAACGGAAACTGGGAACAAGTCAAAGATTTATCAGATGTTCTCCGAATTGTATCTGAAAATATTGGTAGTGAATTTGCTCAGAAAGTAGAAGAGATATGTGGAGAGCCAAGCGAAGAATTATATGCAGCATATCAGAAGTTAGAAAATGAGAAAGATGAATTAGAACAAAGATGTAATGACTATGATGACATATTAGAAAGTTTGAATTATCTGAATGACCAAATAGATAAACTGGAAGAGTACATAGATGAAAATAAAGACGGTACTGACTTTATGGAAGGTATGATAAAGGCATTTGAAATGATTGAGAGGTGAGAATAGTGAGGAAAATTAATGAATTAGTTGAGTTCTTAGATAAGAGTGAAACACATGAATATTATGAAGATAAAGTTGAAGACATTGTAGAAAAAATAAATGAAATCATAAGATATGTCAATTTTATAAATGACAAGACTTGAAACCACGCTTTCAAAGATAAATTGGAGGTAAAAAATAAATGGAAAAAGAAATAGTATATTTTGAGCTTAATAATTGGTTTGCTGGTGATCATTATCCAGCAGAAGAACCATTTTTAACATGGATTGGAAATGATCTAAATATTCATTTTAATAATGAGGATTGGGTAAAAGAGAATAAACTTTGTGTAGTAAGAAGTATAATCGATATGTCTGTTAATTTCTGTATCACAGCAACTAAAGAATGGATTGAATCAAATTGCCCCAGATTACTTACTGAATATACAAAGTTTTTAAGGTATACAGATGAGGATGGATATGTTGAAGGACAGTTTGGAGACGAATTTCTTGAATATTCAGAAGAGAATATTGGTATTACATATGTTGATGATGAAGATTAATATAGATAAAACAAGTCTTTTATATATAAGTGAGGAAAAGAATGAAGAAATTTAGATGTACTGTTACAAAAGAAACAACTATGGAAATTGAGATTGATGATTTCGTATGGACAGAACAAGAAATATCAGAATGGCAAAGACATTTTTATAATGCAAAAAATATAAAAGATATAGCTGAACATATTGCAAACTTAAAAACTGAATATGAAGATGGTGAATTTATAGAAGGATTTGGGATTCCTTTAATTAATGGGGAAAAGCCATATGATTACTTGAAAGATAATGATATTACTACAAGCATTAATATTTGTAACCAGAGTAGTGTTATTGATGTAGAAGTTGACGAAATTATGTCTTAAAATCGCAACTTCATAGAGGATTAGTGCTTCGATTATTTAAAATAATAGGAGTACCATAATTAGGGAACTAGCTGTTGAAGCATATTGTTAAGTGTACCAATAGAATTGCCTAAAATATCTGTAATATTTGTAACTTCAATTATTACATAATCTTCTGGCTTTTGTGCTTTATATATACCAATATCATTTTTAACTGATGCATATATAGTCCAAGTGCCGCATTCTGAATAAAAATGATATAAATCATTTTCGTCCTTATTAGGTGAAAATATTTCACCTGAAGGTGATTTGGCATAAATTTGTATATCGGTAATATCAGACTCATATGGCTTTACATATACATAAGCATAAGAATCCTCGCTAAGCTGATGAACAGATATGGAATATCCACTGGGAGGTGATTTGATAGTAATTGCACATTCTGCAATTTCGGTAGTATTGTTTTTAGATGCTTGGGCGATAATGGTTACATTGCCAATATTTAATGCAGAAACAATTCCGTACTGATCAACAGTAGCAATTGAGTCATTACTTGAATACCAGAGAATATCTTCATCCATAGTATTATCGGAATATAATACTTTTGCAGTCAAAGTATGAGATTCATTAATACTCATAGTTAGTGAATTTTCACTGAGCGTTACATTGGTTACGGTAATAGATTTTTGCTTGTAAATTATAAGGCAAATTATTAAAACACAACATATACATAAAAAACTAACAATACATCCATTGCGAAATGTTTTATTTCTTTTAAAGCTTAGTGCAATTTTTTTTGAATCAATAGTGATGCCAAATATAGAAAAAAGATTAGCAATTATACTTATTATTGTATCTATCAAATTATTACCACCTATTTATCTATTAAAATTAATTATAACATATTAATAAAGAAAGTCAATTAAATGTGTGTTTCAAGAAAGGAGAATGCGATTGATAGAGGTAATTAAATTATTTAAACGGCTTCAAGAGACAAGCAGTCTAAATGGTAAGAAAGCAATTATTACAGCAAACAAAGATAATGATTTGTTTAAAAAGTGTCTGAAATTTTTATTGGACGGGAATGTTATAACAGGTATTAGTGATGCAAAAATTTCAAAATCTGTTGGTAATGATTTTGTACTTATGAATGATACATGGGAAGATGTTATGAATTATTTGCGTACACATAATAGCGGAAAAGATGAAGATATTTTATATGTTCAAAGATTTATCATAACTCAACCAGAAGAACGCAAGGAATTCTATAAGCAAATGATAACTAAAACCTTTAGGCTTGGAGCTGATGCAAAATTAGTAAATAAATGTATCCCTGGGTTAATTCCTACGTTTGATGTTATGCTTGGTACTCCAATTGACAAAGTAAAATTAAAAGGTAACGAATGGATCTCAATATCCAGAAAACTAAACGGAACAAGATGTGCTTTTATTGGTGATAAATGTATGACCAGGCAAGGAAAAGAATATAAGGGATTGGATCATATTATTAGAGATATAGAGGCGATGGGATATTCCGATTTCTTTATTGATGGAGAGCTGTTGTATAAAAATAAAGAAGGTTTATCTGACTCAGAAGCATTTCAGAAAGGAACTGGAATTGCAATGAGTAAGGAGGCAGAGAAAACACAGTTGAAATTTGTTGTGTTTGATATGTTTCCGCTTAAAGAATTTTCGCAAGGAAAATCTAATTTGCCATACAGTCAACGTAAGAGCAAGTATCTTAATGAAATGAGAAAAGATATTACTAAATGTCTGTTTGTGGAAAATATTGAAGTGGTTCCAATGTGCTATGAAGGAACGGATCATACAGAAATTTGGAAGTGGTTAGACTATGCAGAGGAAAATGATTGGGAAGGAATTATTCTTAACTTGGACTCTCCATATGAATGTAAAAGAACAAAAAATTTGATAAAAGTTAAAAAGTTCTTTAGTTGTGATATTAAATGTATTGACATTGAAGAAGGCTCAGGACGCAATAAAGGAACGTTAGGGGCATTGGTGTGTAACTATAAAGGGAATAAGGTGAATGTTGGAAGTGGCTTTTCTGATGAGGACAGAAAACGAATTTGGCAGCATCCTGAAAATATTATTGGGAAAATTATCAGTGTTAAGTACAAGGTGGAGACGAAAAATAAGGACGGTGGTATATCAATTCAGTTTCCAGTGTTCGAATCTGTAAGATTTGATAAGGATGAACCAAGCTATAATTGATCTGATTTTTCAATATTATCACATCTTAAATGTAGAAGTAATAAATGTAACTCATAAACATATCAAATAAAATTCAAATTTTGATCCTGGAGGTGCAATTGAATATAAGAACGAAAATTTTGCTGTCAACTATGATAGTTTCTTTAAATGCGCCTAATTTGCGAGTTTTTGGAAGCGAATTAAATAGATTTAAATTAGACTCTATAAAAAAATCATTTTATACAGCATACACAACTGCAAATTTGAATATTAGAAAAGAACCTGCTGTCGATTCAGAAATATTAGATATTATCCCATTTAATAGTGAAGTTGTAATTTCTAATTTTGATGATGAATGGGTAAAAATATACTTTTTAAATGAAAATAGTCCATTTGCATATGTAAACAAGACATATATATCAAATGATATTTGTGAATATACAGATTATAAAATAAGTTCAAAAGGGTTTAAATCATTTATGCAACATACATCAATAAAAGATAAAACATCGTTACAATATAAACTTCAAAGTGAATTCGCATACACAGGGGATTATGGAATTAGACAAGTGAACAATAGATATTGTATTGCGATTGGAACGGCGTTTGGCGCAAATATAGGCACATATGTTGATTTGTTTTTAGAAAATGGAACAATGATACCATGTATCGTTGCTGATATTAAATCAGATAAAGACACTTTTGATGATAATATAACAACTATTCACACTGGATGCGTTTCGGAATTTGTGGTAGAAATAGACTCTTTGTATTCCGAAGTAAAACGGAAAGGTGATATTTCTTATTGCTGCGAGAAATGGAACAGTCCCGTAAAAACAATAAGGATTTATGATAAAAATATTTTAAAGTAAGAGGAGAAAAGTATGGAAACGATATTGACTTTAAACTTAAACACCTTAGACAAAGTAAAAGAATTTACGAATGAAGCAAATAAATTCAATAGTGATATCGACATAATTCGTGATAGGTATGTTATAGATGGAAAATCTATATTGGGAATATATACCATTGATTTGACAAAACCAGTGACAGTTAGAATTATTAGTGACGACAAAGCTGAAATTGCGAGATTTAATGAAAAAATGGAGCAATTTTTATAAAGTGTTATTTCAAAGTTTATCGAAGATATGAGAAAGTTTGAGGTGTAAATATGGGAAATGTAATTGTTTTAGAGGAAACAACTAAAAATCCAATCACTTTGATTGGTAGAAGAGCAGGAGTGTGTTGGGGGGCAGATGTTGCAGATGATTCAAAAAATTATAGACGTGGAATTGATTGCATTACATCTAATCATGGAAGAACACTTGAATATGTGAATGTAGAAATGATTATTGATGGATATTCTGCTAGAGTCATCCGTGAATGGTATACGCATTTGGGAGGATCACCTACACGTTTGCAAGCAAGTACAAGATACATAGATTATGAGCACGGATTTGATTATGTTGTTCCTGAAAGTATTAGAAATGATGAAAAAAGATATGAAATTTATACTGAAGCAATCCATCAAATCAATAAATCTCTTGCTGAATTAGAAGATATAGGAACACCAAGAGAAGATTCAGCATTATTACTTCCACTTGGAATGACTACCAAAATTGTTGATAAGCGGAATTTGCGTAACCTTGTAGATATGTCACATCAGCGTATGTGTAGTCGCGCATATCATGAATACAAAAAATTATTTGGAGATATTTGTACTGCATTATATAAAGTATCTGATGAATGGGCATGGATTGTAGATAACTTGTTTGTCCCCAAATGTGATTATATTGGCTATTGTCCAGAGAAAAAATCTTGCGGAAAAGTACAGAAAAAGGAGAATTGAATACATATATGATTATTGTTTTACTAGGGGCTTCCGGATCAGGGAAGTCCACAATTGAAAATGAACTGGCGATACATCATGGCTTTGAAAAGATTATTTTATAGAAGATTTGGAGGTATAAATAGTGCTGATTTTATGTGGTAAAATGGCTACAGGTAAGGATACAGTGCAAAAAGAACTTATAAAAATGGGAATGAATTCTGTGGTAAGTTATACAACCAGACCACCAAGAAAAGAAGAAGTAGATGGTATAGCATATCATTTCATTACGAAAGAAGAGTTTTTTGATAAAGAAAGGCAAGGGTTTTTTGCTGAGACAACTTCATATAATGTAGCTTCTGGTGAAACATGGTATTACGGAAGTGCAGTTGAAGATTTGGCGGATGATAAGGTAATTATAGTAAATCCTCATGGATTGAGGCAAATAAGAAAAATGAAACAATTAAATTCAATTGCTTTTCACATTATTGCATATAAAACAACAATATTAGATAGAGCAAAAAAACGTGGTGATAATACAGATGAGGTATTGAGAAGACTGGCTGCAGATGAATTTGATTTTGCGGATATTAATAATTATATTGATTTTGCTTTTAGAAATGATATTAGCTTGTCACCAAAAGTAACAGCCGAAATGATTTTAGATACATATAAAAAAGTAATGGAGGAGAAAAACAATTAAAAAAATAGTCATATATACTGCTGGTGCTATGGAGACATATGCCAGCACAAATAAAGCAGAAGAGTGGAGAAGATATGTTAAAGACTTTTTTGAGAAAAACACTGATGATTATAGGGTTATCAATCCAACTGATTATTATCAATATGGCAAGAATTATCATAAAACAGATAAAGAAGTTTTTAGATTTGATCTACGAAAAGTTAGTAATTCAGACATAGTTTTAGTTAATTTAAATGATATTAGAGAATCCATTGGGAGTTGTATAGAAGTTTATGAAGCGTATAAAAATAATATTCCTGTAGTTGGATTTTTAGATGATGAGTTGCCTGTAGAAAAAATAATTAAATTGATTCATCCGTGGATTTATTGTTGTGTGGATAGAATAGAAACCGGAAAAGATTCTTTAAATAAAGCACTTAACTACATAATAGATTATTACGATTAAGTTTTTGTAAATTAAAAAATGAATAAAAAGTATTAAATAGTATTAAAAAGGATAAAAAACTATGGAAATGATTAAAAACGAATATAAGTATAACATGAATTTCAAACGATATGTTAATGAATTTTGTAAGAGTAAAAAATGTAGTGTTGATGAAGCTTTACAGAATGATCAAGTTAAGAATATGTTTTGGCGATACACAGAGGTGTAGAAACAATGTTAATAAAACTTAATACAATTGATAATGTGAAAGAATTCGTGAACATATGTAATAAATACGATGCAGATATTGACGTAAAACAGAACAAATTTACAGTAGATGGAAAGAGTATTTTAGGGATCTTCAGCTTAAATCTTATGGATCAGTTGGATGTTTACATATTGACACAGGATGAAAGAGTTATCCAAGATTTTAGGCAGAAAATTTCAAAATGGGGAGTCTGTTAAATGCCTGTTTCAAGGGGCGAGAAGGGAGCCTGATAAATGAAAATTAGTTTATTGGATGGAGTTTTTGAATTTGATTTTGATTGGAAAGCAGTCGTAGGTATTGGGATCATAATTTTAGGATGTGCTTTATTAAAGATGTGAGGAGGAACTATTTATTGCAGATAATTAAAAAAGACGGAACATTAGAACAATATGATGAACAAAAGATAATCAATGCTTGTAATAAGGCTGCAAGAAGAGCAATGGTTGAATTATCTGATTCTGACTATCAAATCATTTGTAATGCTGTATGGGATAAACTGGTGGAAAATGATTTAGAAGATACAGAAATTTATGAAATGCACAATATTGTAGAAGCAGTGTTGGAGGAACATTATCCTATAGTTGCGAAAATGTATAAAGAATATAGAAATTATAAAAAAGACTTTGTACATATGATGGACAAGGTGTATGAGAGAAGTCAGGCGATCAGATATATAGGAGATAAAAGTAATGCAAACACTGACTCTGCGCTAGTTGCAACAAAAAGGAGTCTTATCTATAACGAACTAAATGGAGAATTATATAAAAAGTTTTTCCTTACATTAAATGAGAAACAAGCAATGAAAGACGGATATATTTACATTCATGATAGAAGTGCAAGGCTCGATACAATAAACTGTGATCTTATGCGTGTGGGAAAGATTATGCAAGGCGGATTTGAGATGGGAAATGTGTGGTATAACGAACCAAATTCACTTGATACGGCATTTGATGTTATGGGTGATATTATTATTTCAACAGCAGCACAACAATATGGTGGTTTTACAGTCCCAGAGGTAGACAAGATTCTTGCTCCGTATGCAGAAAAATCCTATTGGAAATATAGAAAAGAATATGCAGATGTATGTGAATATATTGAAAAAGATAATGAAACTGTCCTTACTAATACTTCCAGTGCTGAAGAATGGGTAATGAAAAAAATTCAGCGTGATTTTGAACAGGGATGGCAAGGAATTGAATATAAGCTGAATACGGTTGGTTCCAGTCGAGGCGATTATCCCTTCGTTACAATGACTATTGGATTGGCAACAGATAAATTTGGTAAGATGGCAGCTATTACCTTGCTGAATGTACATAAAGAAGGCCAGGGAAAGAAAGGATTTAAGCGTCCTGTACTATTTCCTAAGATTGTGTTCTTATATGATAAGAATTTGCATGGTGATGGTAGTGACAAATACCCGAGTGCAGATGTTTTTAATGCAGGCATAGAGTGTAGTAGTAAGACAATGTATCCTGATTGGTTGTCATTGACAGGTAATGGGTATGTGCCTGAAATGTATAAGAAATATGGCAGAGTGGTTAGTCCGATGGGCTGTAGAGCTTTTTTATCGCCCTGGTATGAGAAGGGGGGTATGCATCCAGCAGACGAGAATGATAAACCGATATTCGAAGGAAGATGTAATTTAGGTGTTGTTTCATTACATTTACCTATGATATTGGCGAAAGCAAGACAAGAATCAAAAGATTTTTATGAAGTCTTAGAATATTATCTTGAACTAATCCGAGAACTACATAAACGCACATATGACTATATTGGTGAACTTAGAGCAAGTGTAAATCCAGTGGCTTTTTGTGAAGGTGGATTATATGGTGGTCATTTAAAGCCAGAAGATAAGATTAAGTCAATTCTTCCACCAATGACTATGAGTTATGGGATTACGGCACTTAATGAATTGCAGAGATTATATAATGGTAAATCCATTCGTGAAGATGGAGAGTTTGCATTAGAAGTAATGCAGTATATCCAAAGATATATAGATAGGATCAAAGAAGAAGATAAGATTTTATATGCAATCTACGGTACGCCAGCAGAAAGCCTTTGTGGTTTGCAGATTGAACAGTTCCGCAAAATATATGGAATCATTGAAAATGTGTCAGATAAGCCTTATGTAAGCAATAGTTTCCATTGTCATGTATCTGAACAAATGTCTCCTATTGAAAAACAAGATAAAGAAGAAAGATTCTGGGGATATTTCAATGGTGGGAAGATTCAGTATTGCCGTTACAATCTGGGATATAACATAGAAGCAATTAAAACATTAGTTCTCAGAGCAATGAAGAAAGGTTTCTATGAGGGTGTAAATCTTGCAATGTGTTATTGCGAGGATTGCGGTTATCAGCAAGTAGAAATGGATGTATGCCCTAAATGTGGAAGTGAGAAGATAACAAAGATTGACAGGATAGAAAATCCGTTTGTCCTGTATAAATAGGTTAAATTGCGGAGAAGTCCTTAGAGCCTCAAGAAGCTACAACGTAACTGGAAACGGTAAGCGTGAATGCGGAACAGCGAAAGCACATACCATAAAAATTCTTGGGATTGGATTATCGGGGATGGAAGTTCCTCAGACGCAGCGAAACTCCTTAACGGATATGCCGAAGGAGAACGTTCAGAGACTATAATCCTACATAGATTGTATAGTCCAAACCGTCTGTGAAGGCAGAGTTAAAGTATTATGAAAATAACGGTATAAAAGATATTGGAACGGTTATCTTGGGTTTACTAGAGTGCACGGAGAAACTAGATATAATGATGCGAAGAATTCTGAGATTAAAGACAGAATTAGCATGTAGATGGAGGTACTTATACGACAAAAGATTTTAGAGAGTTTATAGGTAAAAAGTATTTAACAAATGAAGGATATGGAATTTTAATTATTGATTATATTGATAGGCACCATGTATTAATTAAGTTTGAAGATAGATCAGAGTTACAAATTTGGTGTACTCTACAAAATATTAAAAATGGGCAAATAAAAAATCCATATCACAAAACGGTATTTGGTTTAGGATATTATGGAAATGGAAAATACACAGCGAGAATTAATAATATTAAAACAGAAGAATATGTTAAATGGTTTAGCATGTTTAACCGTTGCTACAATGAAAAATATCATGAGAAGCAACCTACATATATTGGATGTAGTGTATCTGAAGAATTTTGGAATTTTCAAAATTTTGCAGAGTGGTATAACGAAAAGAAATATGTATGCAATTATCCATTAGAATTAGATAAGGATTTATTGTATGAAGGAAATAAAATCTATTCCCCAAGCAGATGCTGTTTATTGCCAAAGGAAATAAATTGTGGAATTAATTATCATCGGCATGACATTAAGTTTATGAATAAATTATATCGCAAATACAAAAATGAACTTCCTTATTATCTAAGAATGGAATTGTATAAACTGACTTTAGGAAATAAGGAGGATGTTGTATAAATGAATTATCATAATATTACATATCCAGATATGAATAACGGAAGTGGTTTGAGAGTCGTGTTATGGCTCTCAGGCTGTTCTCATAAGTGTAAAGGTTGTCAGAACCCTCAGACTTGGGATGCTAATAGTGGTATTCCATTCGATGAATCAGCAAAAGAAGAACTATTCAGAGAATTAGACAAAGATTATATTTCGGGGCTAACATTAACAGGAGGTGATCCGCTTTTTGAAAGTAATCTTGATGGTGTACTGGATTTGGTTACTGAAGTAAACAAACGATATAACACGGCACAAAATATAGTCCAAAATCAAGATAAAAACCACAATATATTGAATGAAAATGCCAATGAATTCCGTCCTTTAAGTCCACAAAAATCTATCTGGCTATATACTGGATTCTATTGGGAAGAAATATTTGAACCATCATTTACAGAGCAATCACAAGAATGGATAGAACAATATTTAAAACGATGTGAAATCAGTAAACAAATCATTTATCAGTGTAATGTATTAATAGACGGGAGATATGTAGATTCAGAGAGAGATATCACACTCCCATACAGAGGCAGCAAAAACCAAAGATTGATCGACATTCAGCAATCATTACAAGAAGGAGAAATAGTATTATGGCAAGCATAACATATAGAATCCAAGGTTATTCCAAAGAATTTTTATAAAAACACAGATTCAGATACAGTTGAATGCGAAATTACTGTGTCAGTCACGACTGGCGTTGTTAATTTAAATGTATATAATGCTGGCACTAAAGAACTATATGTGCCTTACTATGATAGAGAATTCGGGAACTGTGAACTTTTAAAATCTATTGATATGAAGATCAGCAAAAAACTTAAAGAGTTAGGAATAGAAAAAGTATGAATATGATTTTAACATCAGAATGTGAAAAGTGTGATTATGGAATTATTGATGACAGTAATAAAGCAAATATCAAGGTAAAATGTTTGCAAAAAGATAAAGAATATTATTATGGACAATGTATTCCGTGTGATAACAAACGGAAAAGAAAATTAGAAGGAGAAGATATAAATGGATAAAATAGCGCAGTTTGAAAAGGTATCATATAAACAATTTATGCGTGATTACATAGATATATTCAAGTTAAAGCCAGAATCATATGAATTAGTAAAAATTGAAAAAATGTATCAGGACATAAATTTGCCAACTAGAGCAACTAAAGGTAGTGCTGGGTATGATTTTAAGTCTCCTATGGATATAAACTTACTCCCTGGTGAAACTATCAAAATTCCTACTGGAATTAGGAGTAAAATAGACGATGGATGGGTACTTAATCTCTATCCTCGAAGTGGCTTAGGATTTAAATATCGTTTACAATTAGACAATACTGTAGGGATTATAGACAGTGATTATTATGGATCAAGTAATGAAGGACATATTATGGTTAAGATTACCAATGATACAAAAGAAGGAAAGCAGGTCAAGATTGCTAGAGGACAAGGTTTTGTACAAGGTATTTTTATCCCATATGGAATTACTGTTGATGATACAGTAGATAAAGATCGGGATGGTGGCTTTGGAAGTACAGGAAAGTAGGTGATGTTTATAAAAAAAGATATTCCTATATGGGAAAAAATTAATTTAACAATTGAAGAGGCGGCTGCTTATAGTAACATTGGAATAAATCGTATCAATGAAATGATAAAACAGTCAAATTGTACGTTTGTCTTATATATAGGGAGAAAGAAACTTATTAAACGCAAGGAATTTGAAAAATACCTTGAAAGAGTAATTGAGTTGTAATGTGGACTTGTGAGCTTTTATGTGGTATCATATAAATACTGTATAAAGGCTCTTTTCTTTTTAAGGTATAAAAGAAAGGAGATTTTTCGATGGGTAAAGATTTAAAAGGAAAGGAGTTAGGTGTTGGCATAAGTCAACGGAAAGATAAGGTATATCAAGCAAGATATTCCGACAGATGGGGGAAAAGAAAAACAATTTACAATAAAAATTTAAGGGAGTTGCGAAAGCAGCTTGCAAAAGCTATTTCTAGTAATGAGAATCTTTCAAGTATAAAAGAGGAAATCACACTTGATAAATGGTTTGCCAGATGGATGGAGATTTATAAAGAAAAGAGTATAAGACCTAATACCAAGAGGGAGTATACCCACATATATAATAAAAATATATCACCTTATATAGGTGAAAGGCGCATCAATTCTTTGATGAAATCAGATATCCAGATGCTTATTGACAGGGCAAGCGATAATAATTATGCTTATGAGCGGCAAAGTAAGATCAAGATCATTCTCAAAGATATGCTCCAGAGGGCGGTCGAGGACAATCTTATTATAAATAATCCTGTGAGTGGCATTAAATTAAGGGCAGATAAAGAAATTAAGGCAAAATCTTTGACGTTGGATGAACAGAATACATTTTTCGAATACTGCCAGAACACGTTTTATGACAATCTTTTCAATGTAGCTGTAAATACAGGACTGCGCCCTGGAGAACTTTTTGCTTTGCAGTTAGGCGATATTGACTTTGATTACGGGTTTATTGACGTGAATAAAACTCTTGTCTACCAGAAATATCTGACAGATGAGAGGAAAGAGTTCCATGTCGAACCGCCGAAAACAAAACAGAGTTACAGGAAAGTCCCGATCAACAGTGTTTGTAGGGAATATTTGCAAAGGCAGATAGAATTAAAGAGAGTCGTTTCCCAAAAAAGACCAAAGCAACAAAATGAATATCTGTTTGTGACAAAGTTTAACACGCCGCTTAACTCTGTCATATACTCAGACGCGATAAAGGCGGTTATAAGACAGATAAACCTTATGAAACCATTTGATGACCAATTTGAGGTGTTCAGTGGTCATGCATTTCGCCACACATTTGCTACAAGGTGTTTTGAAAATGGGGTGGATGCAAAAGTGGTACAGAGTTACCTCGGACACGCAAGCCTCAAGATGACAATGGATTTGTACACGCATGTCACGAATGAAAAATCCATGATGGACATTGAAAAAATTGTACCGGAAAGTAAAAGTAAGATTGTGGATATCAGGCGCAAGATGGCTTAAATGGTGTAGTGATGGTGTAGTAATGGTGTAAAACCCGAAATAAAATGCAGTAAAATCAATGGTTTCGAGGCATTTTGTGTTATAATTAATAAACTTTTTATGTATATCAGGTGACTCCGTACAAATGGTGTTAAAAGCTTGAAAATGCTAGGTTTTATGCGTGTTTGTGGTTTTTGAAAAACGATGTATTTCCATGTAAATCTATGCTATTTTATACCATAATGGTGTAGTAAATGGTGTAGTAAAATCTTTAAAAATGGTGTAGTAACTTAAAACAAGAAAAGAGCCTAATATATAGCAATCAAAAAGGTAATCAGATATATGTTCGATTAAAAACGTAAGAAAGGAGAGTATCTTGCACGTATGATGTTAGTACATGTAAAAGTAGATCTAGTTGACTAAATGGCGATTTAAACCATTCTTTGTCATCGGATATTCTTGCATACGCACTTTCGGATAACTGCAAGATCGGGTTTTCTTCTGGCGCATTTACCGGTTCTGATTATACGGGTACACTTCCGGACATCAACCTAAAATACGGCACATGGGAAATCAATAAGCGAAGTGCAAATACTATAACGGTTAAAGCATTTTCGCCGTATAAATCTACCATGTGGGTTAATTCCTATGTTAATACCGCAGGATGGGCCGGATGGACATATTGTGCTAATGGAAACGATTTATTTTTGGTTCCAGAAGGAAATTTTTTAGATTTTATTGATTCAAAAAGACAGGGATTCTATGGCGGAATCTATACCAACAAAACCACTAATGTTCCCGGAACGTCCCGATATGGAACGTTTTATGCCATCGTAATGGACGAACCATCTGCCACTGTACTTGCTTTTTCCCTTGACAAAAATGCATACATTAATTTCCGAACCGAGGGAATTTGGAATGGGTGGAAAAAAATTACTGTTGAGACAGCCTAATCAAAATCAACAAGCGCAACAAACGTAGTTCGCACCCATCCGGTTGCTGGATTTTGAGATATTTCATTATAAATTCTCATTACGCCCGCCCCTGCAAAATCCATTAAAACGGTTCCGGAGCCATTTTGGGCGGGGATATCAAAAAAAGCACTATTGTAAACGCGCGAAATACCATTTATTCTCCCGATTTCCACAAAGGTTCTATTGCCCTCAAGGGGAGCACCGTCAATAGTCAAATTAAAGCTAACAAGAATCAAATTGGGGCCAATTTTAAATGCATTGATTCGATTAAATGACGTCTCTGAAACATGCGGGTTTTCTGTTCTGGTTTTTGTCATGACAACCGCCGCAAGATCACTATTCATAACATAAGATACATTATTAAACCAAGTCCCCTGCGACTGATTATAAACTCTTGATATAATTTTCCCTGTATTATATTCAGCAAAAATCTGCCTTGGATATGAATTTCCGGTAGCTCTTTCAACTTTTAATATGAATGCATTGGAAGCCGGAGAATTAATCAAAGTTGAAGCTATATCATTAGTTGGGCAATAATAATTCCCTGGTTTTCTATAGGTATCAGATTTCAAATCTGCGCCAGATGGGATTGCTATACCACCTTGTAGCGCATAGTAGTTAGGCAAATCGCCATTTAGCTTTTCTATTTTGCTATTAAGGTCATGTCCTTGTAGGGCGGACAATGCCAATAAAGCGTTAGTACTATCAAGTCCATTATAAATATCAGCGGTAGATAATTTTCCCGAATTCAATAATTGGATAGCGTTAGTAATATCTGCCGCAGCCTGATCTACACCACCAGATTCTACGGTGATATTAGAAAATGCGCCAATCATAGTTTTTATACCATTGATTTGTATATTCAAATATTCAAATTTCTTTTTTGTAACAGCCCAAAGTAGATCTAGGGTTGATCCTTCTTCTAAAGCTGGATTTTCGGCAGTAACTTCTGCAAAGCTAGAAATAATTTTCTTTTTAATATCAGAAACGACTGCATAATCCAGTTCATTCCAGTGTTTTACGCCATCACCAAATTTAATATTGACCTCACCAACGCCAATGGTATTTTCCCATTCAACGCCGATTTCACGTTCCAGTAGAACTGGATTGGCTGCTTCCCATTTGGATTTTGTGTCACCACGAGGTCTAATTTTGCTAAATGCCATAATTAATTATATCCTTTCTTTTTGATTTTTTTACAAATAAAAAAGACGGCTATGCATTGCCGCCATCATATTCGTTTTCGTATGTTTCCTCACTGGAATTTGCATATCCTCCATCAAGAGATACAATTTCCCAGTGCAAATTTTCAATTGCTGCCAAACATTGATCTCGCGCTATGGCAGCACTTGTTGCGCTTTCATATGCGTTATCAGTTGCATCTTGCGCTTCTGAAATTGCCTGTCTTGTGTCGTTTGCAGACGCAATAGCTTCGTCCCTGGCATTATTCGTATCCTTAATTACCGCTTGAGTTCTGTTTTCTATATCAGAAATAGCAGCAGCAGTCCTGTTTTCAATATCATTTATTTTATTTGTTACATTCTCTTGCCGTTTATTTTCGGCTTCAACACGGGCATTTTCTGCGGTTACGCGACTTGTTTCTGCTGTTTGAGAAGTATTAAGGAATGTTTCTACATCATTAATAAGTTTTTGTGCATCATTAGAAAGAGAAGTATAGCCAGAACGGTAATTTTGAATATCCTTGTTGATTTGGATTATGTATTGGTCAATAATGGTTTTGTTTGATTCATAATCTTTAAGTAATTCTGAGATATGTAGGGCTTGTAAAATTAAATCGTTTAGCACATTAAATTCACTAGATTCTACAAGTCGGTCATAATTCATCAGACTTTTTGAGATTGTCATTTTAAAATTAAAAGTAGAAATTATTTCTCCACCATTATGATCGAATACCTTAATACCGCAATTTATATCTCCGTACTCAGATAGCATAGATTCAGTGAATGTTATATATGGATATCCATTCTCAAACTGACAAGATGTATTTGAGTAGTTTTTCCCATCTTTGTTCATCGAAAAAACAATATATTCAGTTCCTTTAAAACTGATAGGGACATTTGAATCAGTAATGATTAATCTCCGTTTTCGTGAATTGTGATCGTATTGTACTGCTTGTAAATACTTAAATGACTGTTCATGAGAAACATCTATACGAAAATCTTCACATACGGTTGCCACAAGTTTCACCTCCCTTAAAAGATGTATAGTCTCGGAAAGTCTTAAACCTTTATCTTACTGGCTTTTTCGTCTCCGAGACTACACAAGATAGATGTTAATTTTCAGTTGTAATTTTTATCTACATCAATATAAACTTAAGATCGCTTGTTTGATTAATCTAATATTCATTCAAACAATTTATCAATAGTCATTAATTGATCCAGAGAAATTGATAAATCTAATTCCATTAAAACAGAGGGGTGAATTAAATATGGATCAAATTGACAATCTGTGCCAAATAAATCTTCCATTTTATCTGCAAATTTTTTAATGTATTCAGGGTTTTCGTCTTTATAATGAGGTTTATATATATCCTCTCCAACCATATCAAAATATAACCCCTTATTATCAGCAACTAGGAATTCACTATATATCTTATTTCTTTCATTAAGTATAAAAATATAAGTATCCTTAAATAATTTCAGATTCCTAGAAATCCAATAATTGACTTTAAACGAATTACTCTTTATATTTGTTAAAACATTATACATATTGAACACTTCATTAAATGTAAAATTTATCATATTTTCCCCTTAATGTTTTTATTGAATTGAATCATATAAATCGTCTACCTGTTTTTGAAGCGAACGAACTTCATGTCCCAAATATCTTAACCCATATTCAGAATCAGACCAGATATAATCTAATACTTCACTCAAAGTGTAATTTTTCCAATGAGTTGTCTTTTCCAATGATATTTCTGGAATATCAGCTACTCCATATACAATTAAATTCTTTACTCTAACGTTCCCACTTTGAGAAACAACAAAATCATATTCTTCTCCATATGAATTTCCATCAGGATAATAATTAGCCCATAATGATACTGTTCCAGACTTATCCTCAAGTTCTGGACTAATTCCTGTCCATTCATCTTCACTTTCAAAAATATAACGCCCATTATATTCTTCAATTTTAAAATTTCCTAAATGTAATTCATCAGAAGTAGCATATAACATATAGCTAGTATCATTGCTAACATCCCAGTTTTTACCTGCTCGAATAACGGTTCCAGTCATTGTACCGCCAGTAATAGTAGAACCTGATATATTGCCAGAGAACTTACCATTTTTAGCATTCATATTACCATTGGCGTCGACTATAAAATTATTGTTAATATTTAAAGAACCGCCAGTGATAGTTGTACCTTTAATAGTACCACCAGATATACTTGATGCCGTAATATCTCCAGAGAACTTACCATTTTTAGCAGTTAAAATTCCATCTGATGTTACTTCAAATTTTGATCCTACTTTTAAATAACCACCAGTAATGTAGACATTGGAGCAAGACAATTTTCCAGTATTGTCTACCCAAAATGTGGCATTGGAAGAAGTTGCACTCCCTGCCCAAAATGCTTTTGCTCCAACTGCTTTGTCTGAAGACATTCCAACATTTCCAGAAGTGAGAGAGTTGCCAGAGATAACGTAATTTGCGATATGTCCAGATGTAGATTCTATGTCTCCCTCAAATTTTAATTTTTTATTATTGGCATCCACATAAAGAAGTTTTTTATTATCAATAGATATAGAGAAAATATCAGATGGGGTATTAGGATTGATTTTGACCTGATAAGAGCCATTTTTAGCCGTTAATCCTTTATCATCAACCGTATAGGTTCCGCTACTATTTGTAATATATAATTGATTTCCCATCAAAAGTTTCCCGACAACTGATTGGGCTGCCAATCCATAGAAGTAGTCATTCCCCATCTTGACATGTCCAAGAGCCAATGATACAGAATCCCATCCTGTTGTGGTAAAACAAATTACATTTGACGTTGCCCAGAGTTGAATTGGATCATATCTGCCTTCGTCTGGCAGCCATTTTTTTAACATTAACCCAGTTTCATCAAGAACCCATTCTTGGTTACTAGAACTTTGTAATTGTTTAAGTGAAGCATCAAAAACAGAATTTTGATATTCTTGAAATGCAATAGAAGATTGGGCCGCATCACGCCATGCACCAGAGGCAAACCCAATCTGAGAAGCTGTGCTTTGTGCTTGATTTTTTATTTCTTCAAAGAATCCCCAAGGTTCTGTTAAGGAATCACGATTACTAAAGGTCACTTTAAAATCTGACGGATCATCCCAATTTACATGCATTTTAAGTAATCTTGCATTTAAAATGATATCATGATCTTCTAATCTGATATGTAAAATATTAAACATTTCCAGACTATCTGTGAAAATCTTGTAATCATAGTTTACTGTGAAGTTTATTAGATCAATTTCTGAATCAAATTTAGGATAACAAACCTTTGCTAACTCTTTTTTTGCATGATTCATTAATGATTTTTGCATTTCAAGAATTTCATCATCTGTCATGATACTTGTAACGATGAATGAATCGTCAGTTAGAGTATCCTCCTTAATGTAAGCGCTCAACTCTTTATAAAGCGTTTCACCTAAATAGTCTTCAAGACTCACAACAAGAGATTGAACTTGTTTCTGACAAGTGAGTATCTCAGCTTCTTTATTAATAATCTGTGTTTTCCTTTTCGAAATCTCAGCCTCAATCGCTTGGTGAATTTTTGAGTTTTGGGTAAAAAGAGCAGAATCATCTTGGTTTGTATACAAAGACATATTAGCTTTATATATTTTTTCCTGTGTTTGCAACTCAGATAGACCATACTGTGTCCAATCCATGCTACCTGCTGAGGATGGAGCTTTACTTTTTAAGTCATTTAAAGAAATATATAAATCCCCTAGTTGTATAAGTTTTTGTTGATATGCAGATTCATTTTGCTTACATTTCTTTTCATATCCAGAAAGCCCGTTTTGTAATTTTTCGCTCATGAATTTGAGGTAATATGAAAAATCGAATAACTGGTTTGTTCCAGAAATATTTACTTCTGCAATGCCAAGAGGAGTATTCGTTCGTACATCATTACCTCCAACTACCGTTAATACCGTTTTAATTTCTGAGTCATCAGATTTTTGATTTATGGACTTTATGAAATTACGATAACTCAATGTAATTCCAGTATCATGCCCTAAATGTTCCAAAGTATAAGCACTTATACTTTTATCTGAGGAATCAAAAAGAAATATACAATCAAAAGCAGATGAAACATTATCCGTTAAAAATGTGTAGGTATCTATACTATCAACTTGAAAACTCCGATATTCAGAAGTAATGGAAGGATCAATATATTTTATCCACCAATCAGGATTTTTCTTTATGACCTGATGAAGAATTGAATGTTCAACATCTACTACACTATAAAGACAATACATGTCTAATCCACCCTGTTCATCAGAACTTGTACCTAATGAACCAAGTGAGGTAATATATTTATGAGCTAGTTCATGCTCTAATGATTTATAGACTACCTCTTTATATTCATTAAGTCCCTCATTAATAATTTTAACTTCTGAAATTACGAACCAGTCGATACCATGTAATAGTACATACATGCCAACTGTTATCCAACTATAAAAAGGAGATGGTTCGCTATCTTCATATCTATTTACTTTGAATGTCCCCTCATTCATAGCGTTTCCACAAAAATCTGTCTGTAATTCATGTGATATAATCGTACCTATAATATGTTTACGGGGAGTTCCAATATAGGTAATGGGACGTTTTAAATTTTTATAATAATTATAATTGAATATCTTATTCACTAAGCTACCCCGATTCTTCTATATTCTCTATAAATTAATCGAATCTCACATGGAAGATTACTTTTAATTGTGTTATATCCGTCAATTAAATAGAGCCAATCCTTGTTTACATCGTCATAAATATTTACATTATGCGATGGATCAGAAGATGAAATGATTGGATATGCACCATTAATTGTTATGGTTTCATTGGCTTTAACATTATTTATTTTAAATGGATGAGATGTGGTTTCTTTATCAGAAATGTTTGTCAACGTTAATATACCAGACTGAATCGGTGTTACAATTATATCTGGATAGATAGGTAATTCTTCATCATTGTCCACATAAAGAGTAAGTGATTCATCCATTGCTAGTGTATAAACGTTATCCCTGATATCAGAAAACCCATATGGTGCATTCATTGTTATAGTAAATTCCATGCCATAAACGTCTCCAATAAAGATTGTTTTAGGATTACTAATGTTGGCATAAAACCAAATATCTACATATCTTTTGTCAAAAATATTAAACAGTTTATATTTGCCTTTTTGACACAGCCATTTTTTTAATGCTCGCTCCTGATATTGAGTGATAGGAGAGAAGTCCCTATTTACAATCTGCATGGTATAACTCAAAGGTGCTGAATAGTCTTGAGAGATAATATGGAATATATCTCCTAATACAGATTTTTCAGTATTTAATGTAGTTTCTTGAGCAGACATAGTAGAAGGCATCGTCTGCTCAAATGATACACATCCAATTCCATACTCGTTACATGCTACATTATCGTATACAAATCGTTCAAATATCTTCCATCACCAACTTTCATATTTTTTACAATGAACTACCCACAAGCTAAAACTTGTTGGTTTCTTAGTTAATATACAAAACTGTATAAGTTTATCTAGGCTATTCCAACAGTTCCTGTTATTCTCATTCTCAAACTTTCATTGAGAATATTTATTGCTGTATTTACATCTTTATTATGATATATTCCAAAAATCACTAATCTAGTTTAAAAGATAAGATTTAAAATGGAAGAATACTCATATTTCAGAGTACCCTTCCTAAATTACATTATACTTCTCCGTATTGTATCTGCCAGTCGATCTGGAAGTCTCTTAACTTCATTATTAATTATAGAAACTATCTCAGATTGGGATAGCCCAGTGCCATCAATTTGCATTAGTGGGGAATTGATTACAATGGACTTGTTTCCTTTCATAGGCGCATTTTTTACAATATCAGAAATATATGTTTTAGATGGAGAGGCTTGTGCTACCTGTGCAAGTTTCCAAAGAGTGTCTGTACTTGCCTTGTCAAAAACATGTTCTCCACCTTCAAACTGTTTTAAGATACCTTGTTTTGTTACAATAAGTTCAGAACCAATTCCTTCTTCGTCCATTAAGGCGCGGCCTCTCATGGCGTTTTGCGTTCCTTTCTTATATGCAATTCTGTAACCAAGTTCGTCAATTTCATCTTTTGTGAGAGTGATTCCATCCCATGCGCCACTATCGTCAACATAATAGTAACCGCCACCGCTTTTAGCTTTGACAGCCGCATCTGTGGCCATAGTTCCATCGTTTTGCAGATAATACCAATCACCGTTCTTACTTTGCCGCCACGTTGATTTCACCATCTGACCGTTTTCTGGTTCAAAATAATACCAGTCACCGTCTATCTTGTGCCAGTCAGTTTTCATGTAGCCGTCTTTATTGAATCCGTACTGTTTGCCGTTGATAGTATAAATACCATCAGAAACATAATCATCTTCAGATTTCCCATACCACCAACCGGTATTGTTCTTATGCCATTCGCCGCCGCCTGCACTCTGGAAAGAGGCAGAAGAACCATTACTGAGGTTGTTTATATCATTTACGACATCATTGATACTTGCCAGATTCTCAAATGTACTCCAGTCGATTTGTTCCAGATTGTAATTAATCTCAGAAACCATATCGGCAAACGCCTGTGAAAATGACAGGGAAGCCTCAGTAGCGGAAGAGAAGGGGTTAAGCAGATCTTCGGTTACTTCCATATTATACGCATCGGAATACTCAGTAAGAGTAGAATATACTGTGGAGTAATTGTCCTTGACCTGTCCTAAGTAATTCTCAAGTAAAGTTTGCTGTTTATTTAAGTTAGTCCGCAACTCATCAATTTCCTGCTTTTTCGCAGTCTCATAAGCATCAGCCTGTTCGTCAAGAGCATCTTTCTGAGCATCTACCGCATAATCGTGCTGATAATCAGCCAATTCCTGTCGAGCTTCAGCTAATTCTTCTTCTAGTTGCAATCTTTTTGCTTTACTCGCATTGTCAGTAGCAAGAGACAACACAGAAATTTGCTTCTCAAGGGTTGAAATAGTATTGTTATATCCGCTAATCTTTTTTTGGTACTCATACAATTCTTCTTCGGCTTCCAAAGCTTTCTTTTTGGCATCAATTAACTCATTCATGGCGTCAATTTCTTCCTCAATCGCTTGTTCACGGAGGTCAATCATGGCATCCATGGCATCTTTCGTTGCGAGAGCCGCCTGTCTCTGTGCTGACTGATACTCATAGATTTTATCATTGTACTCATCCTGCGTGATATCACCATTCGCAAGAGAAGCTTCTAAAGCCATAATCGCATTTGAATATTCCGCAGCCTGCTTCTTTGCAGTGATATACTGCTGGCCGTAAAGTCCGACAACAGACAATCCTTTATCTGTCAGCATTCCATCTTTGGTTAGTCCGTCACTTCCCAAAAGAGTAAGTATATCGGATGTTTCAGATTCAAATGCTTCCAGTTTAGCAATCAGATCGTCAAAGGGTTTGAAGCGCATGGAGATAATTTCATCTTTGAAATCCTCAACGGCATCTGCACAGTCCAACATATCCGTTTTGATTTTAACGAGCTGTTCCCGCATTTCATTCCATTTCTCAGATCCTTTTTCAATATCTGAATCACTAAGGGCATTTTTCAGAGTTTTATATTCTTTCTCTAATTCATGATAAATACCTATCTGGTCATTAATAAGATCTTGATAATCCGTTTGTTCCGGAATATATACGCCTTGTTTCTGTTGGAGATCAATGAGTTTTTGACGATAATTTGTATATTTTTCCAGTAAAGAAACAACTGTCTCATAGTCATTGATAATATTATCAAGTTTAAGTTCTTCAGCCTCACGAATCTTATCATTTGTATCTTTAATTGCATCTTCACAATCACGAGCATTTTTTAATAATTGTGAATACTGTAATACAAGATTCATGATATTATCATCTGTAATTAAATTTAGATCAAGTGTACCATTCTTAATCATTTCCTTGTAAACATCAGATAAAGCGACTTGATCCATAAGCTGAATCTGCTTTTGATATTCATTGTTGACCAATGCAAGTTGTTCACGGAGACTTCCTAAAGCTTTATCTTGGAGAGCGTTCTGATTTTGCCAGCCAATAGCACTTTCAGAAGTGTCCTGTAATTTCTCAACGATTCTGTCATAATCATCGGTAATATTATCCAGTTTGATTCCGGCGATTTCGGCCTGTTCAGATTTTACATTATCCAGCTCTTCTTTGACGTTTTGCGCTTCTGTATACCACTTTTCATAATCAGAAATTTGTTTCTTTAAAGTCTCGTCGCTGATTACTTCAATGTCAATTTTACCGCTCTCAATAAGCTGTTTGTATTCATCAGATAGACCGATTTTATTTGCTTCTTCCATGTAACGTTCATGTGCATTGGTCAGAAGAGTAATTTTGCTTTCAAGTTGATCATAGACGGTGTCTTGCAGTTGATTTTTTACATGCCAACCAATAATATCTTCGGATTTCTTTTTTAAAGTCTCAATCTTTTTATCAACGAATTCAATTTTTTTCCCAATCCAGTCAATGGTTTCATTGGTGGCTTCTTTTGCTGATTTTGAACCAGAACCAGATGAGGAAGAAGAATTTTGATTACTGAATTTACTACTTATACCATTAAAAGTAGCTCCAATGCCTTCATATGTGATTGAGTTTAATTCTTTTAAAGCACCTTCGTATCTATTGGCCTGCCCTTTAATACGGTAATATAATTCGGCTGCCCCTGGGACTGTTTCAACTTGAGAAGCAAGCTGTTCCATGTCCGCAGTGAACGTTTGGGTCTGTGCATTATAGTATTTACTCCACCAATTACCCAAGGTTTGCAAAGTCTGGCGTTCGATTTCCAATTTTTTAGCATTATAAGTTTTGCAGTTGGTTAAATCAACGCCATAATCATTCATCAAAGAATTAGTAAGTTCTGCACTATTCATACCAACAGCATTGGCAAATTCTTCATTGTACTGATTCTTGATGATTAATGCATTACCATAGTTTTGAAGGTCTATTTGATAATGTTGCGTCAATGCTTGATATAGTTCGTCAGCACTTACTATACCAGCGTAAAAACCAGCAACCATATCATTTAAAGCACCACTTAATGAGCCAACAGAAGATAGAATAGAATCAGTTAGCCCATTTGAATTCATTGCATTTTTAAACTCATCCAATGCTTTATAAGAATCCTGGATAGCAGAGAACGCAGTATTTAAAGCTGGAATTGCTCCACTTGCCTCATCAGCAATAGATTGCAGATCATCTTTGATATTTGTCGGCAATCCTTGTCCAAGTGTGTCATATAATTTTTGTAATGAATTGTAAATAAGCTGCTGAATTGCCTGTTCCAAATTATCTGTCTGGCCCGCTAATTCTGGAAACTCTTGGATTAAGTCAGTAAGTCCTACTGTGTCTCCGGACTGGAGAGAAGAGAGGGTATCGCCTAATGTTTTGACTTTTGACTGGAAGTCATCTATGGATTTGGATTGCTCTTCTGTGAAGGCGGTGAAGGAAGGAGAGGAAGAATTACCAGTGTTCTGATTTAAGTATTTCCTTTCAGCTTCTGCAGCATCCCTAGCTGCTTGTGCAATTTTCTGCCATGCATCAATTTCTTCCTGAGTGTTGATGGAATGTTCCTTGAAGAAAGCAGTAGGATCATAACCGTCAAACTTATCTTTTGCAAAATCTACTGCATGTTGGTACTGCGCTTTGAGGTCATCAACATAGTCAAATCCAAGTCTTATTTCTAATTTTTCTGGATTTTCACCGATAGCAGTAGCGATAGAATCAATATATGAGTTGATTTGTGATACTATATCATCAACTGGCATGTCAGTTGTATCTATACTGAACAAATCTTCAATATCCGATTGCAACTTTTTTTGGGCAGAAACACTTAATTTGCTCACAGAATCGCTCATAGGCCCAATGATTTTATCTCTGACATAAGCATATGGGTCTGTAGGATTCCATTCCTGCATTGCGGACGCATAACTATAATCAAGACCTTCTACGATCTTGACGGCAATATCCTGTAAGCCAGGATCCAGCTTCGTAAAGGTTGTTTTTGATTTCATGGTGGCTACTAAACTCGGGATAAAATCTGTCCATGCATTTTTACCTTGCTGAATCTGGTTTTGTAATTCTTGTGACTGGTCACTGATAGAATCTAGTAACGCGCCGCTTGCAACATCAACATTATCTTGAATGATTTTTTCTAATGTGGTTATTTCTTGGGCTGTAAGATTGTATGTATCCGCATAAATTTCAAAAACACCAGTATCAGGATTCAGATTATTCCTAAATAATGTAGAATTATCAATCCCAATTCCAGCTAACTCAACACGTCTTTCACTATCTAATGTTTTCCAAAATTCATTTACTGAAGCGGTAAGAGCGTTCATATAGTTCAACTCTGCTTCGTTGTGCATATTACCACCGAAAATGAACTGTCCATTGTCACCTGTCAGAGTAATACCATTTTCAGCTACATCTTGTAACTTACTCATAGCCTCATTGGAAGCATTGATAGTTCCATTTAACTTCTCTGTTGCTTCGTTTGCTTCTTCCACATAGGTATAAACACCTGCAAAAGCGTCTCCAATATCTTGTGCAATCCTAAAGTTGTTTAAGTCTTCCTCAGTCTGCAATAGTCCTTCTAACTGTTCCCTTGCAGTAGTACCGTTTTCACCAAGAGAAAGAATGGAATTACCGTTCTCATCAATACCTTTTACCAATCCAGGGAATGAGTCGGCAAGTTGCTCATTAATATCAAGAAACTCTTCATACTCTTCTGTGGAAAGGGAAAAAGGTTTGTTATCGGACTTGTTTACCCCTTTTGATAATTCGTCATATCTATCCGCTAATTCTGATACTGTTTTTCTATGATCGGCAAGAGTATCATTCATCTGCTTAAACTCATCAAATAACTTATCGGTACGTTCTCTGGCTCTTTCTACTCTGTGAATATAGTTATCAAACACCTTGTAAAGTGCTTGTACCGCAACGGTTACAGCAAGAAAAATTCCTGCATTGAGTGCTGTGTTTAGTAAGGTTGCTTTGATTGCTGCGAAGTTAAATGACTGACCCGTTGCTTTTAAATGTGTTCCCAATCCTTCTACTGAAGCTGACTGGTTATTAATTGTACCATTTCCATCATCAAGCGTTTTAAAGTAGGAGAGTGCGGTTTCGTCACAACCTTCGATCGCTTCGGCTATTGCGTCCCAATTTGCTTTACCATCTATCTTATATTTTTTATCACTTAGATTTAATTGTGAAAACTCTTCAATGATATTTTTGTATTTATCAATATCAACTTTAAAATTATCAAATAGCCCACCTAATTTCAGCCCACCATCTGTATATTGTGCAAGCGAAACAGATTTTTAGGTATAAATAACTTCCAATTATTTATAAATAGTGGTATAGTAAGTGAAAAGGGGTAAAACTACATGAATGAAATAATTAAAAAATGTGACAAATGTGGAGATATAGCGGTTTACACATCAACTTATAATATCCACAAAGAAAATAATTGTAATGGCAATTTAATAGAAACATCATTATCATATGATGATTTTTGTGTGTTATGCGATATTTCTGAGGACAACAACTTCCTACAGGCTATGATCGACCTCAAAGAGAAAGACATAATAGAATTCAATTTGAAAATGTCTCAGTTTAAATCTCAGTTAGAACAACAGAAGAGTAACAAAACACAAAATAGTAACCGACCTAAATGTCCAACATGTGGTAGCACAAACATAGAAAAAATATCTACTACAAAAAAGGTAGTTGGTGGAGCAATGTTTGGTTTATTCAGCTCTGATGTAAGGAATTCTATGCATTGCAAAAACTGTGGGGCTAAGTGGTAATGGTGATTGTATTATGACTGGACTAGTTTCTATAATAGCATTAATTATTGGAATATTATTTTTTATTGGAATTTTTTTTAATGAAGAATCTTATGTATTTTTAGCAGAAAAGATTTTCCTTATTTTATTCTTTGTTACATTAGTAATAGGGATAATTATATTTGTACCATGGTTATTAATTATTGGAATAGTAATAGTTGGATTTATATATTTTATCAATAAGAAAAATAATGTTATTGATAAAAATAATAATGTAAATCAAAATAATAATGACACTTTATCTCTTTCATACAATCAAGAACCATCAGACTTTCAACGCCAATTACAAGAAAATACAAAAACACCACAGCAAGTAGAAAATGAAAACTGGATCAAAGAATCAGAAAACATCAAAAAAGTTGTAGAGAACGATTACTCGACAATAAAACATGAACTACTTAAAATAGCTCAATCTGGTAAATATACAATAGTTAATGAAAAAAAATGTGTAAAAATTGATTTTCTTAGTTCATATCTACAAGAATGTATTAAACGTACCCACTCATCAAATCCTACAGGAAAACGTGGAACGAATAGTTACAAGCGAAATGAAAAAGTGTATTATACTCTTGATAAAGTAAAACAGTACGAATTATATATAAAAATTATTAAAGAATATGCGTCTTGTGATAATATTGATATAAAACCATATTTTGTTGAAATTATGGATACTCCATTGGAAAAATATAAGCATAGAGTTTCTCTTCCATATACATATTCACATGATTTTTGGACACATGATCATAAGGTAAAAGTTTATTTAGATTGTTCAATAGTATATTAAAATAACTATAAATCAGCAAGAGAAAAACCAAGTGCGTTGCCCCAAATGCATCTCAACCAGTATAACAGCAGGGCAAAGGGTATATTCACTTTTAACAGGATTTATTGGTTCTGGAAGCACAGTTAATAGGTGTGCTAAGTGTGGTTACAAATGGAAACCATAATTTTTTACTTACCACATCCTTTCCTAAAATCAAATAGAGTATATAACTACTCTATAAATTGCATTACAAATTAATACAGTTTATACAGTAGTCTTAATTATTGATGAAAATATGTTCTGGGTAGTATGTTTCGACAAAATATGGTAAAATGTATTCTATAAAAAAGTGTTTATATACATATTTTACATATTGGAGAATATATATACTATGGCGAAGAAACTGAATATAGACCCAAATAATATTATAGAAAGTATAATTAAACGTTTTGAAGATCTCACAGGAATATTTGATAACTTATTTCTATATGAACAACAACTACTTCATGAACGTCCAAGACATATATTTTCTGTAGAAGATTGTAGAGTTATAGTAAATGAGTACATTGAATACATTCCTCCCATTCAACGAACCGAAACTTTGTTTGAAATATTAAGCGAGCGTTTGTTGCTATTATATAATTGGCAGAAATGTAAAATTGTATATAGAATGAATGTTTTGCAAAATGCTGTCATTAGTGATGAATATATAAATCCAAACATTTTTAACAAATTTCCATATCCAGGAGTTTATATTGATTACAATTTTAAAAATACTGATTATTATGGTGTTTTTGTAACCTATTATAAACAAGCCGAAGAAATGCATTTACAAAAAAGACTATTACTTGGATTTGTAAAATATGAAGCAAGTTACGAAATTTGGTCAATAGAGCCTGTATTTTTTGACATAAAAAATAACATTTCGATTATTGAAAGTATTAGTCGTACAATGACTGATGTGGATAATTTAAATAATGATAAGAGAAATTATTTCAACACATTATCAAATCTTTCGTGTTTAGTTGTTAAATTTTTATCAACCATAATAGAATACTACGATTTAGAACCTAAAATTAAGCGTTCTCATACATACAAAAAGTTTTCTAAACATAACAATGAGTATGATGTAAAAGTTGAAATAAGCAATACAATAAAATTAAATAAGGATAAAATAGTATATCAAAAAAGAAGGAACGATAATCCAAACAATAAATCAACTCCAAAATCACCACATCCCAGAAGAGCACATACAAGAGAAATTGCCGTGAAAAATGAATTTGGTGAAATCGTTGGACACAGAACTATTTGGATTTCGGCTTCCTATGTGCATGGTGACGAAGTAAATAAACCTATAAATTTAAAAAATGTAGAGGATTAATTTCGATTCGTAATTTTAAGGAATCATTTTTGGGAATGGTTCCTTTTTCTTTATTCAAAACATTTATTAATATCAACAAAACTGTCAATTGTCTTGAATATCATACTATAAATTTTGCAACTTGTGGAAAGTTGCAATAGCGTTGTGGAGACGCTATTCGAGTATTTGTGGAGAATACTCTTTAGGCAATGTGGAGTTGCCTGTTATTGTATTTTGTGATAAAATGAGAGTCACTTAGACATATTCTAATAAAAACAGTTACATATAAAAATATTTTAGTGTTTTGTGCTTATAAGAATTATTTAAAAGTGAGGTAAAAATTATGGCTTTAATGAATTGTCCAGAATGTAATAAAGAAATTTCAGATACGGTTAAAACTTATCCCAATTGTGGTTATAAAATTAAAAGACAAAATCACATTTTAAGTTTACTAAATAATTCAATAATTTTCATTTTTTGTATAATAGTAAATATTATTATTGGAATAATTGGACTTCAATTATTCAATAAAGGAAAGTCTGAAATGCTTTTTTGGGTACAAGCAAAGCGTGATTTAGGTATTGAAGATGCAATGTATTGTATAAGAAATATTAGGAAATACACTTTTATGAAAAATATTGGTATTGGTTTCATTGTTATTGCTATTGTTTTAATCATATTAATAACAGGATATAAAATTTTCTTATATACAAAGAATACGAAACAAACTTAAAAATAGAAGATTATCAAATTGTAATAATAAATATTACAAATGATGACGGTTCAGTATTTGAACAATCTCAAATGGAGGTCATAAAGATTAAAGGTGGATATTATTTGTACACGGAATATTATCTTGGTGACTTAATCCAATGCTTTGTAGAATAAAATGTGCGATAATTATCTCAATTTAACCACATCCTTTCACTTTATTTCAGAGTAAGACTACTCAATAGATGGCACAATAAAAATTGTATTATCTATTCAGTAGTCTTTATTATTGATAAAAATATGTTATGAGTAGTATGTTTCGACAAAATATGGTACAATATATTCTATAAAAATTTGCTCATATACATAAATGATTTTTTCTAATGTGGTTATTTCTTGGGCTGTAAGATTGTATGTATCCGCATAAATTTCAAAAACACCAGTAT